GAAATAAGATACTGAAAGACGAGAATTTGATCAAAGTGAACAGACCTCTTACTGGTCGTATGTTCATGTACTTCTACGATCCAAAGACCAAAGAAACTCTTCCATATTACGATAAGTTTCCCCTAATCCTTATGGTAGATAAAGCGCCAAAGGGTTTCTATGGATTGAATCTTCACTATCTTGATCCAAAGAGACGTGCGATCTTCTTTGACAATTTGAGAGATTATATGACCAACAAGAAATACAATCGAAGTACCAAATTTAAACTATCCTATGGTCTTTTGTCCGGAGCTCAGAAACTCAAAGAGTTTGAGCCGTGTTTCAAAAGATATCTCACCTCACAAATCAAATCAAGAGTATCAGAAGTTCCGGCAACCGAATGGGAAGCCGCACTCTTCATGCCAACCGATCAGTTTGTGAAGAACAAGAGGCAAACCGTCTGGAACAAATCACGTAAACTCATAGCATAATGTCTTTAGTCAACAAAGTTCAAGGTCTCATAAGTCCAACCACAATAGACGACTTCAAGTCGGTTATCAGTCGAAGAAGTGGATTGGCTCCGGCAAATCGTTTCGCGATATTCATGTCGCCACCTTCTCAAACACTATTGAACTTAGACTTGCAAAACATTGCGAGCAATCTTTTGAGTGGCAACTTCGGCCCGTCACAACTCGTAAACGATCCAAGAGACATCGCTATTTTATGTGAGAGTTGTTCTTTGCCTGGGCGACAGATACAAACTCTGGATCATCAAAATAGAAACTATCGTCAGTCTGTAAAGGAACCACAAGGATACTTCAACGAAGATGTGAGCTTTGTTTTTCACTTGACCAATGACTACCACATGAAAAAGGTATTTGATCGTTGGTTAGATCTTATCATTAACCCTGAAACTTATCAGGTAGCATATAAAAACGAATTTGTAAGTGATGTAACTATACAACAGTTAAATCAACAGAATGTTCCGGTGTACGGCGTGAAGTTAAAGAACGCCTTTCCGGTAACAATGAATGCGATTGAACTAAATAATTCTTCAACAGAAACACAAAAACTGAATGTCACACTGACATATGAAGATTATGAAACCGAAGGATCCATTGCCTCCTCCATCGGTGGTGTTAAAAATATAATTGGAGGCGTGCTTAATAGATTATTATAGATTATGCCATTACCAGTATTAGAAGCTCCGACGTACAATTTAAATGTACCATCGACGAAAAAGAAACTCAAGTATCGACCCTTTCTTGTAAAAGAAGAGAAGATACTTATGATTGCTCAAGAATCTGAAAACGAAACTCAGATACTTCAAGCAGTAAAGGAAATTATCAAATCTTGTACCTTTTCGAAGATCGATGTTAATAACATACCAATGTATGATATTGAATACATCTTTCTTAAGATAAGAGCAAAGAGTGTGGGTGAAGTTGTTTCCTTTCAGCTGAAGTGTGAAGAGTGTGGAGAATACAATAAAGTAGAAGTAAACCTTGAAGACGTTCAAGTTCAGTTTCCTGAAAATGAGATCGATCCTAATATCCAGTTGAATGACTCTATCGGTGTTACATTAAAACCGTTGCGTATGTCAGACATCAAAAAAGGAGACGATCAAATAACAGATGCTATTATTGCAACCATTGATAGTATTTACGACAACGACAATGTATACAACGCATCTACTTGTTCACGAAAGGAAATGCAAAAGTTTGTAGATTCTCTTTCACATCAACATTTAGAAAAAATACAAGAATTCATTTTAAACCAACCAACCCTCAAACACACTATTGAATATACCTGTGAAAAATGTGGCCATAAAAATTCTTACGAATTGAATGGTTTGCAATCTTTTTTTACCTAAGCCTTTCTCACGACTCCTTAGCGAACCACTATCAAACTAACTTTTCGATGATGCAACATCACAAATATAGTTTGACTGAACTCGACAATATGATTCCTTGGGAAAGGCAAATATATGTTTCAATGTTGTTAGATTACATCCGAGAAGAAAACGAAAGAATAAAGAAAAATGGCTGAAGAATCATCATTTTTAGGAGTCATAGAAAGACTTAAAGCAGAAGGACAATTGGATCGCAATAGCGGATCAAATTCAATTAAGACCCTCAAACAGATAAATGTTGAAGGGTTTAATAGTTTGTTCAATTCTATGAATGAGTTAGTTGACTTCTTTAAAGGCAATGCTCTTCAAGACGAAGAAAATCGACGAGAGTTGTTGAAAGCTCTGGAAGGTGGTAAAAAGGAGGAGAAGAAAGAGGAGAAGGCCAAATCTGATGGTTTTGAAATACCAGGCCTCGTCGGGTTATTGGCCGTAGTTTCAGCGGGAATAACCGGAATTTTGACAGGATTTGTTGCAGGCCTTGGGGAAAACTTTGTTAATGTTCTGAAGTTTTTGGGTAAAAGTCTTAACAACGCTTTACTTAAACCAATACTAAACTTTATAAAGAGAACAAGAACATTTCGAAAACTTAGAATTGGTTTAATCAGATTCACAAGAAGCATAGAACGCATCGTTGGGATTTTACGTAACCTATCAAAAGGAACCAGCGGAATTTTCAATTCAATTAAAAAAACCAAGATATTTCGAATTCTTAGTACAACTGCAAGGGGATTTGGAAAAGAATCATCCAAGGCTTTGAAACCTGTATTGAATATTTTTAAGGCGATACCAAAAGTGTTTAGTGGTATTAGTAGACTTATAACTTCTACCATACCGGGCGGTGGCGGTGGATTGATGAAAATATTCAATCCATTCAAAACGTTTTTGGGTACTTTTGGAAATGTGTTTCCAAAATTCTTTTCACTTGGAAAGGTTCTTGGTAAACTTTTTCTTCCACTCACAATCATAACCAGTTTAATAGATTTCGTAAAAGGAGCCTTCGCTGGATTTGAAAAGTACAAGGATGAAGGATTTGTTGAGGGATTGATCGGAGGTCTTCTTGGAGGAATCAGTGGTTTGGCACAAGGTTTGATCGGTCTGCCTTTAGATCTTCTAAAATCGGCAATATCTTGGATCGCCGGAAAACTTGGATTTGAGAACTTCTCGGAGATACTTGACTCATTTAGTTTCAAAGAATTGATCGGTGGACTCTACGATAAAATTACGGATGGTGTAATCGCAATAGTAGATTTCTTTAAGGAACTCTTTTCGAATCCAAAGGAAGCTCTTTCGGGATTAGCAGCAAAGGTAATGGATATCACGAAATCAATATTGAGATTCATTCTACCTACACCCGACTCAGATGCCCCTTGGTACGATCCAAGAAGTTTAGTTGCAAAGGCAATTCCCGACTCCGTTTACGAATATGCTGGTTTAGATCCAAAAACAGGAGAGATCATTCCCGAATTAGAGGTGACTCAAGTCAATAATACTGGCGCTCAAATGGAAGTTGGAATGTCAAATATCGCTGACGCCCAATCACAACCAGCACCCGTTGTAGTTGCGGGTGGGGGAGGAACTACACAAAACTCAACAGTGAATGCTCCAAGTGTCACCTTCAATGGTTCAAACCATGTAGACGAGTCAACTGTCCTATCAAGACCAGTGACTACTATGGCATACGGTTTCTAATAAAAAAGAGGCGATACCAGATTTCTCCAGTATCGCCCCTCTGTTTTGTTTATCAGTTAGGTTAGTCCTGAGCCAACTTGGCGAAATATGCCAAGGTGTCTTCCTCACCTTCATCATTGCTTGATGAACTAACACTCTGATCCTCGCTCTTGGGTGCGGGTGCGTCCACTCGCTCTTCACGGGTTTCATTGAGCTCGGTAGTTTGTTCTACCGAAAAGGTGTTGGCGATATCTTCTTCACCAAGTACCTCATATAACTTCTTCTTGAGTTCAGCGTAAGACTTGTAACTAGATGGATCAATGAACTCATTCAATCCATGAAGATTGTCATAGACCTTCTTCAACTTGTCTTCATCACCTTCAAAGAGTTCGGTGACAGAATCGAACTCTGACTTATCGTAGTTGCGATAACCTTCAACATTAC